ATCATAGACGCAGCTGTAAGTCTGCTCACCGGATTCTTCGACGGCATAATAGGCGGCCTGCGTGGTATAACTGAAAAACTGGGTGATTTCTTTGGCGGTGTCTGGGGTGGGATCATGGATTTCTTTGGCGGTGTCTGGGGCGGCATTACCGACTTCGCCGGGGACGTATGGGGGGGAATCAAGGGCTTTATAGGGCTGGCCGAGGGTGGCGCAGCAATGCCGGGCAAGCCGGGCTTGGTCATGGTGGGCGACAATCAGCTTGAGCCTGAAATAGTCGCGCCGCAGTCGATGGTCGCGGAAGCCGTAGCCGACGCGCTCAGGAACGTGGGCGCAGGCGAGGGAGTTAACCCGGCTGCGGGTGAAATAGTTTGGAATGTCACGCTTGAGCTTGACGGTGCCGTGCTGGCCCGCAAGCAGGCAAGGTTTAACGCTCGCGAAATGCTTAGGCAGGGTGGGGGGAGCATAATATCATGACGAACGGGGGGGGGGACAGTGGCTAACGCAATGATCGGGTTCTTTAACGAGGACACCGGGACCTATGAAGAGTTCACGCTGGGCGCAGGCCGTAAGCCGCCGTCAAAGTACAAAAGCGTCATGCAGGAGATAGTGGAAGCTTCGCGTACCGTCACCGGAACGATGAAGAAAGAGCGCATAGCCGAGAAAATGCAGATCACTGTGGAGTGGTCCGCGATCCCGGCGCAGCAGAAAGCTGACCTGCTCAAGTGGACCGGGCTTAACACGTTCCAAGTAAAATATTACGACACCATGACCGACACGATCAAGTACGGCGAGTTTTACAGGGGTAACGATCTGGACGTTAACCCGCTGCGCAGATACGACACGGAAAAAGGCTTTGATTACTACAGTGTGAAGATGTCACTAACAGAGGTCTAAGCATGCAGGCAATGCCGCAGTGGTACCGTGACATAATAGATACCAATCGCCGCAAGATTGATCTGTATATTGACTTCGGCGCGTATATTGACCCGACAGCGCAGCCGGACGCTGTGTTTAGCGGCGACTTTACGCCGTTCTCGTCACCGCTGCAATTGTTTGATGGTAATGAGATAGATGAATCCGACTTTGCGCTGTATGAAGCTGACGGCATAGACACAGCACCAATGCGCGGCATTCTCATGGCACCGAAAGGGCCGATACTCACGCCGCAGGTGGGCGTGTGGACTGGTCCGGTAGGCGACGCTGCCGGACTTATGAACTGGACCATGACGATCACCTTTAGCAGCGTGCACTCGTCCGCGCTAACGCTACGCTTCGGTGACGTGCACTATGTAGACTTTGACGTTATCCATACGGTCGCCGGGGTAGAGACGTATCGGGACGTGGTGCGCGGGAACGATCTAAAGGTATGGATGTCAGACCGTGGCGCAGCGTCATACGACAAGATGCAGATCGTTGTACTAAAGGTCTCAGAGCCGTACAGGCACGGGCGGCTGGTGGAGCTGTCCTTTGGGTCGATGGTCAGAATAAGCACGGCCAACCTTGTAGATCGGTCAAATATCGTATACACAAAGGACCCGCTGGGCGTGACTTCGCCGCCGTCACAGATTGAGATTTCACTGTCTAACATAGATGGAGCGTTCGATATAGATAACCCGGAAAGCAGCTTTGCATATTTACATGAACGTAACCGGGTCATGGCTTCATTTCGTGTTAGCGATAACGTCACCGGGCAGCAGGTCGTTATCCCTATGGGCATATTCTTTATCACGTCTACAGACGGGCAGGCGCAGACCATGAACGTGACGGCGCAGGACTGCCGCACGCTCATTATAGAGCCGTTCAAGGCCACTGTGTTCACTACAGGCGCAAATATTTACGACCAGCTGGCCGCGCTGCTGTTCAACCGCAGCATACCGTTCAAGCTTGACGCGTCGCTACAGACCAAGACGCTGGCCGCGCCCGTGACCGTGAGCGAGCAGTACAGCCTGCTGTCAGCGATCCTATACTGTGCGCAGTTCTATGAAATGGACGTATGGGTGGACCGTGACGGCTATCTTAACGTAGGGCATGCGCCCAGCAACACCTACGGGCTGCTTGAGCGAGACCACGCCTTTAACAATCCGCAGCTGCGTAAGGACAGGCAATATAACGCGCTGCGGCTGCTGTGGAGCGAGACGGAAGCTTACGAGGTCGATCTGCGCATAGAAAAAGAGCAGACGGCCCTGTTGCCGCTGGGCATAGATTCACCGTTCATTAACACGCAGCAGGACGCTATCCGGGTAGCCAATTTCTTGATCCCGCGCATGCTCAAGACCACGCCGAAGTACATAGATAACATGGGCGATCCGTCAATGGACATAAGCGACAAGGTGAAGATGCAGACCCGCTTTACACGCGATCCTGCGCAGCTGCCTGATATGATGGTCACAGAGGTAGATTATACATTCACGGGTGCGCTTCGTGCCCGTGTCACAGGGGTGTATTGAGTTGCCACCAAACTTCACGCTGAAATTTAAAAGATGGATAGGACGCGCCCGGCGCGGAAATAACAAGGCACCGGAACGCTTCACACACGAGGACGCAAATAGGATAAACACAAACGCTAACCAGATCGCCGGGCTTATCGCGCGGCCCACGGTGACGTATGCGACTATGGCACGCCGGGATATGGCAGACTTCGACGAGTTCAACAAAGTAGAAGGGCACACGGCAGACATGGCCGCCGCCAAGTCGCTGACGCTGCCCACGCCGCCAGAAAGAACGTGGGCACCGTTCCGGTCCTTTGCGTTCGGCGACCCGCAGAGGATGGAGAACAATCTGTTTACGATCTATGAAAGCGCAGGCGGCAGCGGGCTACCAACAGATAGCGATAATGTAGCGACTGTACGGCTATATACAAGCGAGTGGCAGGCTATCCCGGAAGGATTCAAGCAGACTGTACTATGTCCTATTGCCGTGCCGAACATGAACGGCGTAGCGTCTTTCTCGACGTGGCTTAACACCGAGGGCGCGCGGCAGGGCCGTAATTCCACGCCTTTTATAAGCGACGTGGGAGCCGGGACAATAACCGTAACTATATACGGAACAAAGCCGATACGAGATATAAATATAGAAGTTCACAAGAGGGTAGCCGTGATAAGAATACTGACGTTACAAGTGGCCGGGTGGGTGCAGCAGACAGACAGCACGTATACGCAGACTGTCAGCGTGGCAGGTGTCACGGCGACGAGTGAGGGCATAGTGGGCTATCAGCAGACGATAAGCAAGGATGCTTTCATTGATGGCCAGATGGCCAAGATACGCGCCAGCGGGCAGGGCGAGGGAACGGTGACATTTAACGCGGTCGTCAAGCCTACGCTGCCGATCCCGGTAGAGATACAGATCACAGACATAGAGGTATGAAGATGGGACTGATAAGCGCATTCGGAGCGGGGAACAGCACGGACTGGCTTTTTGAACAGATGGACCCTAAACTTGCGCTCAAGGCCGACAAGTCAGCATTCGATACGCACAACGCTGACAACGTGCGGCACATCACCGCTACGGAACGTACTGCATGGAACGACAAGCCGACCAACGCGACCTTTAACGCTCACGCAGCGCGTCACAGGCAGGGCGGCGCGGATGCAATAGGACTTGGTAACGGCACGACTGCCGGGCTGTCTACATGGGATTACACCGCTGCCGAGCGCACAAAAGTGGCCAACGTGCCCGCCGATACCAACGCTTCGCTGGCAGGCAAAGCAAGCACTGCGCACGCCGCTACGCATAGGGTGGGCGGTACCGACGCTATAGGGCTTGGCAACGGGACCACTGCGGGCTTGAGCACTAACGATTATACGACCGCTGAAAAAACAAAGGTGGCAAACGTCCCGGCAGACACTAACGCTTCACTCGGCGCAAAGGCAAGCACGACGCACGCAGCGACGCACACCACCGGAACAGATCAGATACCGCTCGGCAATGGCACCACTAAGGGCCTGAGCACGTGGGATTATACTGCCGCTGAGCGCACTAAGGTGGCCAACGTCCCGGACAACACCAACACCGCACTGGCCGGAAAGCAGGCCAGCCTTAACGGCACGGGTGCCGTGGTCATGGCAGGCACAACCGTGTCCTATGTCCCGGTAGAAACTGCGGGGGGAATGGTGGCTAACAACATACCGCGCAGGGACGGCACCGGGCACATTATACTGCCAGCAGCTAACCCGACTACAGATAACCAAGCTGCACGCAAGGCATACGTAGACACCAAGCAGGCGGCACTCAATGGCACGGGCGCGGTAGTAATGGCCGCCGCCGTTGTGTCATACGTGCCCGTAGAAGCTGCGGGCGGGTCTGTAGCGTCAAATATTCCCAGACGTGACGCTAACCAGCTTATCAGTTGCAACAATAACCCTACGGGCGATAACCACCTTGCACGTAAGGGATATGTAGACAGCGTTAAAGGTGGGCTGGGTACCCGCCCGATTCTGTTAAATTCACTCACTACAACGGACGGGCAAGCGTTTACTGTCAATATGACTAACAAGTTTGTCTTGATCCAGTTTGAAATGGCGGGCACTCAGTCCAGAGGATCGGGCGTATTCTATGTAGATAATTCAGTATCTACGTATGTCGTTAATTTCAACTCAGGCGACACGTCGGCCAACGTCAGGCTAACGTATAACCCGACTGGGACACAGCTTAACGTTTATCCGAGGGCACAGACCAGCACGGGCGGCGTGTCAGTGATAACGAATGCTAACAGCAGGATACGAATATATGATCTGACTTAACACGATTGGGCAAAGTAAACAGCCCTGTTACTGCTACGCTTATATAAGTTGGTCAACATAACTTATCTGTGTTAAAAGAGCATAATTGTCCGCATTGCAATGGTATTATATTTGTGGACACATGCGTAACGTGCGACCTTGAGCAGTACCTTGATGTGCCAGTGTGCAAATTCTGCGGCTTGCCGTGGCTCAGAAAAAGCATGGAAGACAGACGCACGCATATACACCAATGCGCGGACAATCCAGACCGCAAAATGTACAAGAAGCCGGGCAGGCCGCCGAAGAGTTAATATTTAAAGAACCCGGCCAGATTTTCATAATGTAATTACTGAGTGCATACTTTTTCTCGGTGATTTCGCCTATGGCAGATGAAAAACCGATGTATGGAACAGGCAGCGTAGTGCACCACGTGCACACGCATGACCACGACCATGACCATGAACATGACCACGATCACGACCACGATCATGAGCATGCAAAGGGTCACGGCTATGGTGGAAATCCGGGAGGACATGGTATGTATGGACTTGAAGGAATGATAGCGGGCTTGTGTGCGAACAAGGGTATTGATCCCGGAATAATCGCACTGATGAAAGAGAAGGACAGGGACGGAATGTTTGGCGGCAGCGGTATGCTGATGATGTTCTTGCTGCTGATCCTGTTCGCCGGGCGCGGCTTCGGCTTCGGTGGCCGTGACGGCCACGACGGCGGCTATGGCGGTGGCTACGGTGGCGGGTACGGCGGTCCGGGAATTGTGAACCAGATCGACTTCAAGACGCTGCTGGACGCAATCAACAATCAGGGCATAAAGCAGGAAATCGCGTTCTCTAAGATCGCGCAGGACCTCGACTGTGACATAGATCAGGTGCGCAATGCTGTGTGCTGCTTGGACAAGGGCGTGGCCCTGCTCGATGGCAAGGTACAGGGCATAAACGGCGAAATAAAATGGCTGGATTCAGACCTGAAATGTGCCATAAAAGAATGTTGCTGCCAGACCGCGCTCAATATCGAACGCTCGACCAACGCGATACAGAAAGATATATTCTGTCTCAGCAAGGACGTAGATAAGCAGTTCTGCGCTACGGATTCGCTCATTGACAGGAGATTCTGCGAGCTTGAGAGGGTCATAGATGCGAAGTTCTGCCAGACCGACAGGCTCATAAGGGACACGAATACGGACAACCTCATACGCGAGCAGAGGGAGCGCATAGAGGACCTGAAAGCGCAGGCGTTCAAGTGTTCACAGGATGAACAGACCGCGAAGATACTCAAAGCCATGCAGTGCGAAGGTGTCAGATGCAAGCCGTTCTGCGGCGAAGATCGCAGGGACGACGGGCTGGACATTGAGCGCAGGCGGCTGGAAGACGACAGGCGCAGATTCGACGAGGAAAGGCGCAGATTCGACGACGACAACAGACGCAGGCACCACAGGCGTGACCGCGACTGCGACGACGACGACGTGCGCATAAACGTGTCGCCCGTGTTCAACATGAAGGACGAGGACGACCGGAAAGACCGCGACGAAAAGAAGAGCGGCGGCAAAAAGCCCAGCGAGTGATCGACGAATGACAGCCAGCGGGCGGCTGTGTAACTATGCCCGCACCTTAAATATCCGGGACAGGATGCTTAACTATGACGAATAACGCTAATGACTTCGACATAAAGAGCCGGAATTACGACCTGCTGACAAAGGCCAACGCTGACGGGCGGGACCTGTCTAAGCTGGACGCTGAGCTGGCCGCACTGAAAAAGGATAACGACAAGCTGCGAGCTGAGCGCGACCAGTTAAAGAACGATCCTAAGCTTTTCGCTGCAAAAGAGGAAATGGTCAAGGACGTGCCAGCGGTCAAGGCCGCGCGGGCGCGTGTAGCCACCGCTGAGATCAATTCACTGCGCAGGTTGCTGTATCAGGACCCGGAGTATAAGGACGCGATAGACGCGCACATAAAGACGGTAGATGAAGAGCATGCCAAAGCAACAGGCGCAATCAAGCCGGAAGTCAAAGCCGAAGAGCTTAAAACGTGAGTTTGAAGCCTACGCGACCACTCCGAAGGGCAAGCGCATAGTGCGGCAGCTCGCTAAAAAGGAGCGTGAATCACGTGGGAAATTGTTGCAGGACCGAGCGTAAAGACCACTGCTGCGGACGCACGGAATTCTGCGGCGGGCACCGTGAAGTGCCGCCGTTCAAGTCCGAACGATACTTTGAGATCGCTAAAGAATGCTGCAAGGTCAAGTGCTGCCGAACGGAACGCAGATAAACCGCTTTATATATTCGCATAACGATAACGGACGCAATGACCGCTGATAAGATTTCTAAGAAAGAGTACGACGCACGGGCCGAAGAGCTTATAGACCTCATTGTAACCAACATTGACGACTTCAAATATCTCATGGCCTACGTGAAGGACAACAAGCCTGAGCTGGACTATCTCATGGACTGGGCAAAAGCTCGCCGCAAAGAATCCATAAAAGGCGACAACAAAAAGAAATTCGACGAATTGCAGACTACACAGCCCTGCACGCTGCGCGCGTGGGATGAAGCGAAGGGTGAAAAGTTCTGCAAGGCCGATCTGCCGCGCTGTGCTACCTGCGCCATTTACTTCAAGGTAATGGGCCGGGAGCTGCCGAAGATCAAAGAAGAATAAGGGACGGGTGCCAATGTGCCCGCGATCACTGAGCTATTCAGCCTTATCAACTTCACGCTGGGCACGTTCATCACCTATGTATCGGCCAAGATCACGGGCGCAGTCATGGCCAAGAAATCGAATGACCGAAAAAGAAGAGGATTGCCTATGTTAGAGCTGGTCGTCATATCAATACTGGCAGGGTGGATTATCGCTATAATCGGCTTCCTGTCACGACCTGCCCGGAACTTAAGAAAATGGAAAAAGAAAGGGTTTAGGAAGTTCAATCGTTGAAGTTCTTGCTTTCGTCCGGGACTTCCGGCACCGCTTCCGGCTGCGGCTCTTCCGCTTTCGGCACTATGTGACCGAGCATAGGGAACCACAGACCCTTAAGCTTAAGCTCTTTTTGATACATGTCTATGTAGAGCTTCACCTTGTCCTGCGAAACGGCGACAAAGAACAGCGTTGCTATGAAGATTATAATCAATCCCCACGGCGACGGGTCCGCAATATACCCGCCCAGTCCCCAGCCGTTCAAGGCTTCGATTGCCACAGCCATTAACGAATACGCAACGGCAGCTATGGATATGAACAAGTACAGATAGGGTCTAAAGAACGGCTCAGGCTCTTCGTTGTCTATCTCTTTCTCAAGATTTGCAAACTTCCACGGCTTCTTAACCACAATGAGACTTGCGATAAAGATTGCTAAAAACATGGTGATCCATACACTCATGGACACGTCAAGAATGAGTAATTCAGACATAATTATGATAACGACATTTAAGTATATAAAAAGGAAAGGGTTTTTGACCGCTGTTTACTGCGGTGCGGGCGCGTTCGGGTCAGCTGCCGGGACTTCGGGCGCGGGCGGCTCAATGTATACGGCCCAGTCGTCCGCTGCCACGTCTGACGTGGCGAGTATCGGTACGTCTATGTACTGGTCGCCCACGATCCTGTAGAGCATGCTGTCACGCCAGCAGTAGCGCACGTCAGGCTTCGCCTGCCTGAATACGATCTTGCCAGCCTTTGCCGCTTCCATCGCGTCAGATGCAGAAAGCCCGCCCACTACGGTGACGCGCTTTACTTTGCCGTCTGCGATCTCCACGTATTGCCCTTCTCCCAGTTCAATGATCTCTTCTCTTTTCTGCATTTTGGTGTCCACCTTTTTATGGATATACTGATAAAGGCGTTTAGGGTATTTAAATACCTTATTCGCTGATTCTTTCAATGTCATACAGTGCGGTCTCCATTTTTGCCTTGTGCTTAGATACAAATGCAGCTATTTCTGCTTTTGTGGCTTTGCGTAAGTACCAGCCTGCGGAATTTTGCTTTGTGTATTCGTTAAACAGCTGGTCCAGATTTATGTAGAAATCCTGTAAGACCCCTTCGCCATCCTCGTATATCACTACCCCGCAGGTGACTGGTGCATTGCGCAGATCGCGGCACAGCTTCACTTTAGCGTCTGCCGGAATCCCGTACAGCCTGCTCATTGGCTCGGTGCGTGCGTCATTGCACGATACCCAGATATGCCCGCGCAGCACGTCAAGCACTGCGTACCCTCGTCCGCACGGCAGCGAGTGGTCGTTACGCTTTGCAGCAGTCTCAAACCACCGTTTGCAGTGCGGGCACCTTGCGGACACTGGAATCACCCGACCCGGTGCCCTTCGGCGCAGAACTGCGGCACGGTCCCGTCCAGCCAGCTCTCAGGCGGTGCCGTGAAGCTGTAGATCGCTGGGTAGATGCTTTCTTTCTTTTTCTTCGTCTCGGCTACAACCATCACGCCGACCATGTGCGCCGGGAACGGTACCTTTACGTACTGATCTCCGTACTTGACCTTGCCCAAGCTGCGCAGCGTGGCGCGTGCGTTGTTGTTCGATTCGATAAAGCCGCCGTCCTTGCTGAGCTGGTCTATCCAGTAGCGCAGCGTGAAGCTTTTTTTGTATGTGATCTCTTCCGTGTCCACTTCGCTGAGCAGGTCCAGCGTGAGATAAAACACACGCTGCCCTTTGTCGTCTATGTCTACCTTTGCGTCTTTGACAAGATAGCAGGCTTCGCCTATGTAGTAAGGCAGGCTGCTGCCTACGCTTACTTTGCTGTCGTCTATCTCGCAGTCGTCCATTCCCGGCGCGGTCGCCGGGTCGTATTCTTCCGTCATTTACTCACCTTTCTTTTTTCTCGGTACTCCCTTGCGGGACTGTTCCAGCTTTATGAACTCGCTGTACTTCGCGTATTTCTCAAGCACGCCGTCAGCGGCCATTGCGTCCTTGTCGAATGACGTAGACGTGTTCTTGGTCAAGTTATATATTGTGCCGTCCGCTGCGGGCAGCTCTTTCTTCAACTCTTCACCCCAGACCGCTGCGCCCTTGATGCTTTCTCCCAGTTGCTTAAGGTCGCCATCAAGCTCGCCCAGATAGGCGGCGGTTATGCGGTCTATCTCGCTCTTGATCTCATGGTACTGGTCCACGTATGCCTGCATAGACGTGTCCACTATCGTGCGGACCTCGCGCATGCAGTCCTCGTCTTTGCTGTTGCCCGGCGTGGGCGGCGGCGTGATCCCGTTCTGTATGAACTCATTGTAGAACGCAGCCGCCGCGTCCATGTACTCGTCTATCTGCGGGTGCGGGTCAACCTCGAAGAAATACACGCACTCGTCAAGCTTGACATTCTGCGGCTTCGCGCCCGGCTCGACCGCTGCCACAATGAATATGATCTTGTCCACTTCCATCATGCGAGCGTACAGGCTTGCCTGTAGGTAGTAATTCAGCGGTATGGCTGCGTTCCCGGCTGCGTCTGTCCACCACTCTATGCGGGCCGTGGTCTTGATCTCCACTATCGCCTTGCCGTCTGCGGTCAGCCCGTCAATGTGGCCGCCAAAGATCGGATGATCGAAATGCGATTTCCAGCTTGAATAGTCGCCGCCAACGTCCTCTATGTCCTCGCCGAATAGGTCTTTAGCACTGTCGATTGCGTAGCCCTTGTCACGCATGAAGTCTATGATCTTCGGCTCAAGGTACCGACCGAGACGCATTTTATCGTTCATCGGAATCTTGTACAAGTCCAGCACCTTGCAGGCCGCCGTGAAGGGCGTACCCCACTCACTCAGGCCCAGACACTCGGCCAGCGTTGTGCCGCTTATCCGTTCCAGTCCGGTGCGTTCCTTAACGAGTATGGACCCGTCCGGCATGACCTCGAACTTGTCTTTTTTCATCGGCTGATCTGTTACGGAATCTTCCGGCGTTGCCACCGGAATGTCCGCTTTCTTTTTGGTCATTCACTCCACCCCCGATATGCCGCGCCATTTGTTGTTAAAGTCTACGGCCTGCTGGCGGGTCTTGAGCAGTTTGTGCTCATAGCTCACTTCGTCGAAGCGCGGCCCGGTGCTGCCGGATTCCATCGCGATCCTGTCAAGTATGCGCTTGCACAGTGTCACCTGCGCGTCACTCATTGGACCGTCAAGACCCGGCATTGCGGGCGGTGCGGCCTTTGGTGCCACGGGCGCAGCTGCTGTCTTGGGTGCTGCTGCCGCAGGCTGCGCTGCGGGCGCGTTTACGGGCTTTGCATCAAGCGGCGGCTGTGTAACCGTCTTAGGCGGTGCGACTGCCTTGGCTGCGGCGGGCGGTGCCGCCGTTACCGGATTCGCTGCGGGCGTTACTGGAACTTCCGTATTTGTTACTGGAACGTCCGGTTTTGTTATTGCGGCTTCGGTTTTTGTCGGTGCGGCGGCCTGCGTCGCGGGTGGCTGGACTTGGTGCCCTTTCAGGTTGTCCTTTGCCTTTGCAGTCCTTTCCGGTGACGGTCCCTTGATTTCTTTCAGCTCTTCGTCCGGGTCAATCCCATCATTGACCATCATGGAATCGGTGAAGTATGACTTGAGCATGGCCGTTTTTGCTTTTTGCAGGGCCTTGTCGCCCGTGTCCCCGGCCTGACTTGCCAGCACCAGCTCTATGTACTCACTGGGCTTATCTATGTTGACCAGCACCAATTTACCCAAGATCGTGGCGTTCACATTTATGTTTTTGATCGCTTCCCCGTACCTTACGTCAGTCTGCTGCATGAACAGCTCTACCCCGTACTTGCAGAGCAGCGGCGAGACTACGCGCTTTATGTCGTCCGTCTTGTAGTAGTTGTAGTTTTGCAGGACGTTTTTACCATCTTTCTCTAAGCCAGCATTGTTTAACTCTTCCCTGATCTTGGAAAGACGCTGATAGAGATTATCCTCTTTGTTGTGTTCCATTTTATCACCAGCCCTTACGGCCTTGAGCATAGAAGGAATGAATGATATATAATGTTTTCATTCCATGCGGTCAAGCATGCTGTCCGGTGTGTCCAGCCCGGCAATCATACGATCAAATAGCTTTTGCTCAAGGGTGCCGCGCGTTACAAGGTACACGTTGGACGTGGGTATCTTGCTGGTCTTTACTGCTCGCGTCCGGCTGCGGGCCTGCTCATGGTTAATAGACGATCCGGTAGGCTCAAAGAAGATAGTGGTATCGGCTCGGTTAAGGTCAATGCACTGGCTGCCGCGCTGATATTGAGCAACAATAACATCATGCTGGCCGCTTTGGAATTTCTGCCAGTCGTATAGGTCTGCTCGTCCGTCGTATGTTACCGGGCTGCGTCCGCAGTCCTCAGCGATCCGGGCGCACAGGTCAATGCTTGCCCTGAACTGGCAGAATATAACTAACGGCTCGTCAGTGCCAAGTATGTAATCAGCTAAAGCCGTCTCTTTCGCTGTGCGCAGCTGCACGGTGCCCGCGTCCGTCTTGATATGACCGCTAACGATCTGTAGCCGCTTGATCCCGGACGTGCCGCCGCCCTGCGGGTCAATATTCCACTTCGTGAAGTTGCCCTTGAGCATGTCGTTATACGCTGCTTTTTCGGCCAGATCGACATAGCGTATATCGTCTGCGAGTATCGGCGGCATGTCGTAACATTCCTCAAGCCGTGCGTATATGCCGTAGTGGTCCCGCAGCTCAAGGGCGCGGTCTTCGTGGTATTTGATTGGTTTTTTGAAAAAGTCACGCTCTTTTATGATTTCAGCGTCAAAGTCTGCCACTTTCGGCCACAGGTCCGGGTCTAAAAACTTGAGCTGCCCATATAGTTTTTCGTATCTTTTGCCGTCCGGCGTGCCTGTCAGTATGACACGCCGCGCTGCGTATTCTGCGATCTGCAATATTGCCCGTGTCTGTTGGCTCGTTCGGTCGCCGAGCGCGTGCGATTCGTCCACTATGACAATATCCCACGGTTTAAGGAACTGGTCACGCGGGCGCACTTTCCGGTGCGGCGGCCTGTGTGTGCCCTTATCCATTTGCATGGTTTTGAATTTCCCGTATGACGTGATCGTAACGATCTCTTGCAGCATGTCCCGGTCCAGCGCGTCGTAACCATCGAACAGCGGCACTTTTTCTATGTTCTGTTCCCACGCGGTTATTGCGCTGGCCGGACAGATCACCAGCGCGTTGTTTACGCTTCCGTCCCGGATTCCCTCAGCAATATAGGCCAGCGGGCACATGGTCTTGCCCGTCCGTGGCTTATACCACAGTGCTACGTCCCGCTGCCGTATCTCTTCAATCGCCCGCAGCTGGTGGGCAGCGAGCTTAAACATGCCGCACCTTCACTTGATAACGCTGGCCCGCCTTGAATCTCTTTATGAATTTCGCCGGGATATAGACCCGGATAACTGACTGCATGCGAGCGGTACGTTTAGGCAGCTGCACGCCGTCTATGGTCAGTATGAGCTTGTCGCCCACGTGTATATTGAAGTCCTCGCATTCCGCGATAGTGAACGATATGTAGCGCAGTTTGTCCCCGTTTTTGAGAATGCGCTTGCTTAATTCCATGTCTCGACATAGACGATAACCATATTAATAATGGTACTATATCATAACCTTATTATGTTGGAATCAAAGCTTAAAAAAGAGATTCGCGAGTACGTCAAAAGTCGCGGCGCGTTCTGGTCCACGGTCACGGGCGGCGTGTCTTCTAAGCCCGGCGATCCTGATCTTATTTTATGCTATAAGGGCCGCTACGTTGCCCTTGAAGTCAAGCAAGGCCGAAAGAAAGCCGAAGCCTTGCAGGCCCACCGTCTACAGCAGATACATGACGCTGGCGGCATGGCTGCGGTCGTCCGGTCAATAATAGACGTTGAACTGGTGCTTGACGCTGTGGACAAGGGACGCAGGCCGGACGGCCCGGTAGACTTCATAAGCGGGCAGAACGTGCTCGGCGTGTATATATGAGCGGTCCCGGCAGGATTTGAACCTGCGAAACTTACCCTTGGCGCGCTGGCAGTTAATCGTGGGCCGCTGGATTACGGGACCGTGTTATAGGTTGTGGACTTTTAAGGCAGCTCCACCCTTCCACCGCTTGCGTTGGGTAACGGTCCCCAGCCGTGCTTTATCCCGCCCTTGCCCACGGCTATCAGCGAATGTCATCCGGTTATAGCGGGACTGATCGTTACACCGGGCTATGCGGCGTTGCCCGGTTTTTGAACGCAGCTGGTAAAGGTGCCGACCCGTGCCGCACTGCGCGAGGAATAGTTAGCTGTGCGCTTTTCACGCCTATGGGTTACATCTTTTGCACGTGGGCTTTCTTTTGGTCTGCGTCCATAGGGATGGGTTGCAACGGGACCGCATAGATCACCACGCCCGGCTAACGTACCTATATTTTGGTACTTATTTATAACGTTTTCTTTGCCCACTGTTCCACGGAACAGTGCCATATTGCGGCCAATATGCACGATATGGCGAAGGACGCGGGAACGAATAACGCGCCCGGCAAGGTCCAATATACATAATGGATCACTGGCGCGTGCCAGATATAGAACGCGAAAGACACGACGCTTAAACATTCGATCAGCCGCAGCGGATTACTGCGCACTGCCTGCCAGCTCAGCTTATCGTTGCCTTTGCGCACGTTGGTATCGAATACATAAATGAACAGCAGCGAAGCGGCCAGCGTGCCCTCTATCGTGTAAAACACACCCTGCCGGGACGTGAATATGCAGACCAGCAGCGCAATGACCGCTATGGCTTGCAGCGTCCGGGATCGCAGCGGCTTGAGCCTGAGCCATGAAAGCATGAACGCGCCAAAGAACACGTCTACGTAGCCCTGAATGTAATGGTACTGCGGCAGCCCGTGGCCTATGCAATAGGTACGTAGAGAGTAACCAACGATCAGCACGGCTATGAACAGCAGGCGGCAGGCCAGCACGTTATCCTTAATGCGCTGGATCGCAAGGCCGAAGACCAACGCGATAATGTACAGCTGCATGAGCACGGATATAAACCACAGGTGCCACAGCGGCGACCCGGTATAACCGAGCGTGAAGGTGAACAATTGCAGTATCTCGCCGGGATCGCTGTAGCCGCTTACGATAATGTAGATCGTGACGAATGCCATATAGGGCAGACCCACAACAAGCAGACGCTTGCGCAGGTAATCCTTTGCAGTGTAGCGACCGGACAGGAAGCCGCGCCCGATCTGGTAGCCAGATAACGTGAAAAACATTATCACACCTACGCCGCCCGCTATTCCTGTGTTCACGTGATTGGCGAAGACGACAAGCAGCGCGAGCACCCGCAGCGCGTCCAGCGGGTCCAGTCTGTTCATTCACTCCACCCGCCTGCGCAGCACCCAGCCGTCTACAGTGTCCACCAGCATGCAGCGCGGGTCACTGGGCCACGGTGGCAGCCTTTCCGGCGCGTCCGGGTCATAGGGCGGCGCATATATCGGCTTAGACGGGTCTGTGGCCCGGTAAGGCCGCTCTTTGCTGCCGTCGCTGTAATGCGGCAGCTTAGGGCTGCACTGCCCGGCTATGATCGACCGAACGCTGCCGCGTATGCGGTCACAGGACGGGCACGGACCCGGCCAGCCGCTTGGGTAGCCTTTCATCTGCCGTATGATCGTAATGTTGGTTATCTCACGTGTCGCGTCCGGGTCTAAGTAGATCAGCAGCCGGGCGGTGACGACGTGCTCATTGATAAGCGAGACTTCCCGGTAGCCGTCAACGTCCCACTTGCTCAGCCACAGCTTATAATGTGTCCACTCGACGCTGCGCGTTATGTCTTTCCAGCTAAAGGTGCTGGTCTCGGTGCCGCTGTCCATAGCAGCGCACGCGCTGCCGTTAAGGCACTCAAGGAAGCGCGGCCAGTCTTCGGGCGGCATGTAATAAGTTACGCGCACGTCGTCGGCCACGTCGTCACCACAGCCCGTTACCGGAACGCGGCGGCACGTAGAACTTCGTGCAGTTCTCGCAGTCAAACATGCCGCCCTCATTATCAAATAGAGGATTGCAGCACTTGCCGCCTTTGTTGTGCAGGCACGGCGGCCTGCTCGGTGACATTATCAGCGGGACGAAGCGCAGAATGATCTGTTGCGGTCCGAAGTCCTCAGCTGCTGCGCCGTCCTCTATCTTTCTGATCTGCACTTCTATATTGTGCTGGCTAAGCTTGTTACCGAGCCGTGCGGCAGCGGCGCGGGTCTTGCACGTTGTCAGAATATCCCACGGGAAGCCAAGCCCGCGTATTTCTACGCGGTAGGTCGCTTTGATTTTGACCATTTAAGACACCTTCTGCAAGTCCGGCCAGCCTGCCCATGCCTGTTCTGTCAAGCTCATGCCGTCGAATATCTTAGCGGTCTCTTCCTCGCGCATGCGCTGCTCGTAACACTCGTCACAGAACACCCATACGCGCCCGGTTGGGCGCATGATCGGGTGCTTGGCACCCGGCAGGCCACAGTAGTAGCAGCAGGGCATTTCAAGCACCACCCGTTAATGTGCGTCCACCAAAGTGGGACGTTGTAACGAGCGTGTCTTTACCGTTCGCTAGATCGAATAGTCCCCACTCATTCAACACACAGGCCGCCTTTCGCGCCTTTGCTGCGGCGGCTGCGTCGTTCTTCGCGCTGAAATAGATATAGATCGGCCCGTTGCCGTTCTGGTCCTTGCAGTCCATGCGGTAGTACTTCACTTAAGCCACCTTCCCGATCTCGGTTATCGTGTCCGCGCCGCACCAGACGTTAAGGCCATCAAGTGCCGTGTCGCTGTGCTGTGCGTAGCTTTTGAACTGGTATGCCTGCTTGCCTGAGTACGGGAATCTTATCTTGAACTCGGTGCGGTCCACAACGTCGTATATCTCTATGAGATATGCGGGTCCTGCGGGTTTAAACCCGTATCTTGCTTGCAGTGCGCTCTTTGCCGTGTCCATTATCAGTTTTTCCATTTTTGTGGTCATGTCTTTCCAACTCCTTACGGTTGTAATGGGAAGATAGCTTAAGCATATATAAACTTTATTATCAATTTGATTATCATTTACCACTCTGTTATGCCTTTTTTGCTCAATTTCATAAAAAACATCCATATTGTTGACGTTTTGCTACGGTTGCCGATCACCGGACACTGACCTATGGCCTTGATAACTTCACTGGCCGGAATCTGGTTTTGATTCCACTTAAAAATCAGTGTCCCGTATGGTTTAAGGACGCGCATACATTCCCGGAACCCGTCGCGTATATCATTTTTCCAGTTATCCGTCAGTACTCCGTATTTCTGCGCCATCCATGTTTTTGCGCCAATTTTATTAAGGTGCGGCGGGTCAAATATCACGGCATAAAAGTGTTCGTCCGGGAACTCCATGCTGCGGAAGTCGCCCAGTATGTCGGGCTTGATATTCAGCACTCGCCCGTCACACAGTATAGTGTCAAGTTCCCGGTTGTCCATGAATATCACGTTCTCATTGTCCTTATCAAAATGGAACATCCGGCTGCCGCAGCAAGCGTCAAGGATCGGTGCGTTTTTCTTCACTCTTTCACCCGGCTACCAAACTCTTCAAGGAATAACTTGCCGCATAGCGGGCAGCAGCCGTAGCTACAGAATTTCTTTAACTCTTTGTCGGTGATCTTGTATTTCTCCACGTTCTTGAACGTCATAGGGCACTCACCCATAAGCATGACTTCCGGCACTATACCACCATCTTATACACGGATTCGGGACGCTTGCCGATCCCGGTAGTAACGTCCACGACTTTAACAAAACCGTACTGCTCAGCCTTGCGCATGGCTGCGCCCATACGAGACGAAATATCCCACAGCTCGCCGCGCTTAAGGTCCGGGAAGAGCTGCCGCACGACCTCGGCGACCGTGCGCGGCTTGCCGTCGCGCATGACTGACATAATGGCAGCGTGACGGTCCATCACTTCACACCCAGAAAGGCCAGCAGTTCATTGAGTATTTCCTGTTTTCCGCTTATTCTTTCTTGAAATCTCTCAAAGTAGTCTGTTAACACATACGAACGTAGTTCTTTCGATAACTCTTCTTTCTTCGCCTTTGCCCACACTTCAATGTCGCCTACGCTTACCAGCTCCGTGAACAGATCGTTACCGTTCATAGCTTCACGTCCTGCAAAGCGGCATTCAGTTCATCCGTCAATATCTTACCTATGCGGTCCTTTGTGACGTTAATTAATACCACACGTCTGGGATCGTCATAGTCTGCCTGCGTAGGATGAAAGCCACCCAGCACGTTGCTGACTATGTTTATCGCAGTTTTTAGACCCGCTATGCGCCCTTGATTGTATGGGTTAAAATCTTCCATAGGTACGTTATTCATAGGTACATCTACCCACGGCTCGTTAGGGCCTGTGCGTATTGAAAGCTTCATATCGCTCATGCCTGCACCAGCCTGTAGACGTGCACCGGGACATTGCAGTGGTTTATGCGCTCGCCGCAGCGTTCCAAGAATCTGTACTTTACAGCGTTGTCCATATACTTCTTTAGCTTGGTCGTGGCCAGCGTCCGCTTGTACCCGGTGATTCCGGGATAGATCAGCTGCACCACGTCCGGCGTAGTGCGTTCCTGCCCGTCTGCCATTATGGCCATTATGTCGTCGTGGCGGCTCACTCTTTCACCGCCTTGTCTGCTATGAGCTTGTCCGCGATATTGCGTATTAATGTGACCGCAGATACGGCTGCGTGAAAGCCCAGATTAGCACCGGGCACGCCGTCCGTGGGTATGGATTGCAGGTCTTTTATGCGCTCGTCACACTGGGCGCGCATTGTGCGTAGACCGTCGCAATATCCCAAATCGTAAAACTGCTCTTCGCGCTCGGTCTCGCACGGGAACAGCTCTATGCGCTTGTCGTAACTGTCGCTCATACATCCACCACCCGCGTGCACTTCCATCTGCCGCCGTATTGTTTATCTATCGCATTTCCAACAGCATCTATTGCGCTTTCTTCATCTTCTGCGCATACCAATACGGTCAATGTCTTTTTCGTTTTTCTATTCTCCATGACCACGTTGAATAGTATTTTTTCATAGTATTCATCAAACGCTGGCACGTTCACACCCGCCTGATCGTGACTTCTATCTCTTCCTTCGGCTCGAATCCGAACTTTGCCGGGATTGGGACAACGGCCCGGTAATTGTTGGCGCGTACAGTTTTTGTAACAAACTTGTACTCGGTGCCGGGTCCGCGCATGATTACGTCTATCTTCATGTCGATCTCGTCTTTGCTGAGTCCGAAGCTTTTTAAATCTGCCCTCAGCTCGTCAATCACATCTGTGTACATGCTCACTTTTTCACTTCCTGAATTGCTGCCAGTATATCGTCGTATTCTTTGACGAATGCGTGCAGGCATGCGTATCTCGTGTCTGGATTGTCGGCTATCGTCTTCGCGCACTCGTCCCTTTTTGCCTTTATCAAGGCTTCAATGTCAAGGTACTTAGTCACACGCATAACGTGCGTGTCCGGCCTTTCCAGCGCGCCAACAAAGGCACACAGCGGCAGCGGGTGCACTGTATCACCGATCAGCCGGGCAAGGTCCTTTGCATACGTTGCGAACGTGTCATAATGCACGTTGTCTATGTCTTCTATGATTATTCTCATTTTTTACCACCGTCCGTTATTCTTTTGTTGTATTCGTGTTTATCAAGGTTCCGGGCCAGTCTCAGCCGCTTGCGGTCCTCGTCGGTCATTTCGCTCGGCTCGCGGTCTTTTATCAATTCGTTGGGCGGGAATATGACGTTAGACTGAATGAACGCACCGTAAAACGTCTCAAGGTCCTGCTTCCAGTGGTGGCCGTAGAACTCGTATTTTGCTGTGATCTCCAAGAACTCGGCATCTGTGCAGCACACGCAGACCCGCCCGCGCGGGCTAAAGGTGTACTCGAACATGCCCTTTTTGCTGTTGATATTGCCCACGGTAGCATACACGATCTGCTCAAGCAGTCGCTTGATGAACGGCACTTCGCTGATCTTGACTTCATGCTGCTTTATCACGTCGTCGCTTATGTCGCTCTCAGTGATCCCGTATTTGTCCATGAGCTGCTTAAGCAGCACTTCGGCGTTCTCTTTCTCGCCGCCTACGCCGCGCTCGGCCAGTGCCTTGATCTTGCGCAGCAGCTCTTTCTTGTCGTCGGCCATATTCATAACCTCACAGATTCACGTACACGTCTCACGCGCTCATACGGTACCCATCTACCGCGCTGCCGTATGTAGATCGTGTACTGCCAGCGGAAAAATACGCTGCCGTGCGGGTACCCGGCACACATTTCATAATCGGCGTGCTGCCGGGCCTGTGCGAGTGTCACAAAGTAGTTATCCCCGCAGTTGCAGGACACCTTGAAGCGTGTGCGCCCGCCTATGTCTTCGTACATCGTTGTCACTTCCTCAGTATCTTCATGTAGCTCAGCGGATCGCTGCCGTTATCGTTGTAGCCGTCTATGCGGTATATCTCGAAGTCGCGCAGATCGCCGCGCAGGAAGTCTTGCAGCTCTTCCGGCGTGAAGTCGAACGTGACCGTGTAGCTGTCCATTTTCTTAGTCTCACCTTCCATAAGGTCGCGGGAAGCGCGGCTTATGGCGGCCTTGAAGTCTGACATTGTGACCATGTTCACCACGTCCTCTTAAACGCTTCATATTCCGCGCTGTAGATCGCGTCAAGGCAGTGCACGGTCTGCTTCGCTACTTGAACCTTCATAGCGCAGAATTTGTCAGGCTTCGGACATATCGGTGCACCGAAGTACGGGCAGTCTTTGGTGTGGCACATTTAAGCCACCTCGTCAGTCGGCAGCTTGAAGGTCTTGCCAGCGAAGAGTGCTTTTACGCGCGCGGCCTGCTGTTCCGTCACAGTCGCGTTAAACGCTGCTGCGCGGGCGTTCATCTGTTCGATCTCGGCAAGTGTTGCCGTTCCCATGTCCTGTATTTTTCCGTCCATGTCTTTCCAACTCCTTACGGTTGTAATGGGAAGATAGCATATAGATATATAAAGGTTATTATCACATTGATAATAGAAAAAGAGAAATAAAGAGTTTATGGTCTTAGCTGTGGGTTTTGATCGTATGGGTCCGGGAACCCTATACCGCCTTTGTGCGATCCTTCGCAGCGCATGGCTTCGCTCCACTTAGACCACCCAATGCCGCATATCTCGCAAGCCCGGACTTCTACCTTGATCGGCATACCGTCAAGGTTGAAACTGTCATGTAGTACGGTTTTGACCATGTTATCATTCTCCGGGCTTAAGCGGGTGCCACTGCATACATTCCATCGTGTCAACGTACAGTTCTATTTTACTGCCGCACCCCTCGCATGTCAATATGGCTGCGTAGTCTTTTATGTGTACCCGGAAGTCCTCACGCCCGCACTTGCATTTAAGATTTTGAACCATGTAATCACCTACATGTATGCGGCCCAGATTGGCATTTCTGTGCGTCTTTCCGTTCAAAATACACTGTGCCGCAGGTGCCGCACTGGTACATTTCCATCTTGCTGCCGTTCACCATGTCTATGGCAGTTTGTACGTTAACGGCTCTAACTATTGGCTGCGTGGCGTGCTGCTGCTCGCATTGGAGTGCAAGCTCGTACCCTCTACCGCTGTGTTTATCGTCGTCATAAGATTTCTGGCATACATTGCACCACCAGACACCTTTACATATTGTGCTTTCTTTTGGCATTTTATCACACTCCAAAGGTGCCGCCCAGCAGTCCCCAGTACACCCAGCCGCCTGCCACACCCATTAGAGTGCCCACGATCAGCCCGGCGTACCACATTATGCGCTCGCCTATTGTTGCCCTTTTTTCTCCCATTTTTTCACCTTTTTCTTGTTCCTTTTGTCCTTTGCGCGCAGATGGTGGTGCAGCCACGTAGAGCCGTTCATGTCGAACATTTCAGCAGCCATTGCATCGTCATACTCGCGCTGTCTGCTCATATCTCACCCGTTTACTACAAAGTCGTTAAGGTCCGTCAGCAGTACCTCTATGTTGGTCAGCTGGTCGTTCTCTTCCTTCGATAAACGCTTTTGCACGATCTCGGCGAAGTCGGCCACCTTGCCCTCTATGGTATTGACCATATCTTCTATTTTCTCGAACTTCTGCGCGGCGTTCATATTTCCATCCCCAGCGACTTCAAGAATGCGGCACTGTCGGCGCGCTGCTTGCGCTGCCGCTGGTCGATCTCATAGCCATCAAGGCGGCTTTTCATCAAGTCGATAAGTAGCCGCATAGACTTGGCCTGACATCTGCGCAACTCGCTGTTATACGTGCCGCCGTGGGCATGTATGAGCACCAGCGCGCTCTCTTTGAAGCTTATGCTGTCCATTATGTCCTCATAGCAGGCTTCCAGCTCGTCCATTTCGTCCTTAAATCCGGCTGCGGACATGTCCACGATCTGCATAACTGCGGCCAGCTTTTCAGCTATACGTTCATTGCGCTCTTTTTTCTTGGCTTCATCCATAGATATACAACCCCTCAGCCTGTGACTTCATGCAGCTGTCACGTGTCGCCTGATCGCACGGGTAATTACCGCAGCTGCCGCACAGCGGTGTCTTGTCGCCTACGGTGCGGGCCTTGATCCTTGCCAGCGCGCTGTTGTGCGTAAGCTGGTATCGGCTCAGCGGCTCGTTAAGCACCACGCTGGTGCTTATGTTGACGCATTCATTGATCTGGTCCGGGTAGTGCATTTCTTGCACCGCGTACCATATCCGCATTGCCGGAACCTTCACGGTTTTCTGGTGCTCTTCAAACCAATCTGTCATTTTCTCGACATACGGGAAGCCGTCAAGCCATGCGTCCATTTCGGTGGCCGTGTTATACAGCCAATCCTCAAGATCGCGGATAATGTCTGCGTGAACAAAGCGGCAATCTGCCATCTTGTAGCAGTCCTTTTGTCGCTGGTGCCAGTATGCTTCAATGTTCCCACGGTCCACGATCTGCACCAGCCGCTCTATGTTCATTCCTCGTATTGTCGTCCGCTTTTGCCTGCTCTCAAGCATGCCGTGCGTACCGTCCAGCGTGAAGTTGATCGCGACCATGTTAATCATTCTCGATACGTGGCGCGAGCAGATACCTTATCTGCGCGTTGCCGCGCGCATAGCGCAGCCCTACCGGGTAGTCGTTATCAAGCACCAGCATGAGCGCATGGCCGCTTTCCGCTGTGGGATTGAGAACCTTGAGAATATCATAAAGATACTCGGTCGGGTACCGGGACGCTCTTACGTGCGTGTCCAGCTGCGGCACGCGCTCGAAGAACTCAATGCGCGCGCTGCGGGCCTTGTCCTTTTTCTCTTGGTCGCTTAGGTGCTCTTCCGTAGAGTATGAGATCACGCCGCAGCCGTCATATCGTATCTCTACGTGGTCACTCGTCTTTTGCCTGCGCATGTATGCTATGGCTTTCTTCATCGTCTGCGCCGAGACGGTGAACTTGCCCATTAGGGTCTCGTCCCATACGGGCAGCTTCGGATCGTTGCCGTTATCTTTCAGCTTCATGCGGTGCCGGAAGGTCTCAGATTCCACGATCAGGCAGCCGTCAGCTATGTGCAGCGTCACGTCTTGGCCTTTGGCCGGGATCAGTGCGCTACCAAGCCTGAGCACGTCCACGTAATACGTGTGCAGGTCTTTGTCCGGGCACCCGTCGCCAATCTCATACGCGGCTGAGCTTTCGCGCACCGCGTTGGCCATGTTTACGTCAGCCTGCATCATGCAGACGTGCGCCGCGTCCACCGTCTTGATCTGTATGCTGTCTTTCGTTAACTTGATCGTGGCTGCGTCCGCTATCGCTGCGAACGGCCTTATCACGTTCAATATATTGTCTGCTTTCGTCTTCAATTTCATTCTATCACCTTTTTCTCAAGTTCCGGGTCGTATATCTCACGGCCCGCCACTTGCATGCGCGCCGCAAAATTTGTACACTCGCCGCAGCCGCAGTACAGCACTGCGCGCTTTGCAGCGCGGGCAGTCTGTCCGCATACCGGGCACTTGTGTATTGGATTGTTCTTGTTTTTCTTGTCCGGGATCGCGTCAAGCTCGGCCATTGTCGTCATAGGCGCGTCACCTTACCGCTGCCGCCGCACTCTTCGCATGTAGAGTTTACGCCATCTATCTCATAGATCGGCTCGCCGCGCAGGAACGGCCACTTGCGGCGATACCCGGCTATGTGCGTCCCAGTAGCGTGAAAATATCGCCCGGTGCCGCTGCACTTTGTGCACTGCTCTTTCATGCGGGCGCCGCCTTTGATTCCCAGACCTTCACACCCGTGCGGGCTTCTACCAGTAGCGCGTCCGTTCCTTTCCACGTCGCGCAAAAGAACTTGATCGCTTCTTTCTCTGTCTTGAAGTGCACCAAATCATAGGTCCAGTGTTCCGGGAACTTGGCCACAATCGCGTACTTCATGCCTTTCCCCTCACAATCGTGCCGTTGGCGTTCACGTGGTAGCGGGTGCCGAACACCTGCGGCTCCACGTACTCTATGCGTGCGCCTATCATCTTGTCCTTGACCTGTGCGACCCATACCCTTAGCTGAGTTAATGCGTCAGCTATTGAGTTGAACGTTGCTATGTTCTGCCCGCTTGCGTCAACAATCTGCGCTTTGGTCATTTAGGCCACCTGCCTGAATCCGTGCATTGTCACATTGCCTATGATCTCGCCGCTCGCGTCCACGAACGTTAATATCTTGCTGTCCATGTTGTTGGAGTATGCTCCGTCTGCCAATATGTTCATGATCTGGTCACGGCCCACGTTAACGTCAACGTGAACTTTGCCGTGCGCTGCGGTCATGCGTATGGTCATGTCTCCGCGTGTGTATATGTCGAATTTCTGCATTTAACATACCACCTTGAACTTTTTGCCCTCGCATACGGACCAGAAATAAATGGTCCTCGGCAATGCCATAGCGTTCTCGGTGTTCAGCTCGCGCAGCTCCACCTTCGCCGCGCCCATGCCATACATGACGGCCTGCGCTGCTTTGTTGCATTCTTTTATGGCCAAGTCCTTGCGGATCGTGGCCATTATCTCATATCCGTTTACGCGGACCTCGTATTTTTTTGCTTCCGGTGTGGTTGACATTTTTAGCACCTTAAGGCACTGTAGGGAATGGAAGTATTTAATGATTTGTCATTCATTCCTTCCTTATAGGTCAGCGAGCACATGGTAGTCTCCCTTGTCGTCTGTGAATACGTAGCCCTGCCGCCGCAGCTCTTCAGCTTCTGCCCAGCTCATAAGGTCGCATAGCGGCACTTCATCCAGCAGTTGCAGCTTATTACGCTTCACGTAATCCTTGTAGACGGACAGCGGGCTGGTGTCTTCGTGCTCGATCACGACGCTTTTAGCGTCTTTGAGCCTAAAGTATCGCTCGCCGCCTGTTGATCTCACCAGCTCCACGTTGGCGTGCAGCTGCACGCGCCGGACGAATCTATCACGCTTCATTATTGACGCGCGGCTCCCGGCTTTGATACAGTATTTTTCATACTCGGCGTAATAATCGTCACGCTCTCTTTCATACGGCGCGTTCTCTTTAACGAATCCGATTATAGGATCGTTATCCTCTTTGAGCTTGTCCAGCTCTTTATCCACGACTTCGGACTGGGTGAATTTTTTATTCGATAGCAGCCGCCGCAGCCCGGCAAGGCCCAGCTGCACAAGGTACTCCATGCCCTCGCGCGTTATCAGCTTCTGCCTGATGTGCGGGTCATAGTCTGCGTCTGTTGGCGAGAATACAGCATTGAACGGTATAGGTATGAACCGGGACATTGCCGCGCCCGTGCTGTCGCGTATACGGCACATTTCGTTAGCCGCATAGATCGGCACCGCGTGCGGCCTGAATTTATAAGGTTTCTGGCCTTTTTCCTCACCTACCAATATCCCGCCGCTCACCAGATTCTTGAACGTGCTGGCCGTGTCTACGTAGGTTTCAGGCATATCATCGTATAGGATTGCGAGCATTCCGTACACTTCCCCGGTCAAAAACCGCTCGCCAAGCTGCTGTATCGGAAGCGCGCAAAAGTTTTCAAATCCGGTCAAAGCTGCCAGCATGTCCATGAATACCGACTTGCCATTATTCCCTGCGCCCGTGAGCACAAAGGCTTTCTTGAACTCAGCTGATCTATAGAAAATGTACCCTATCATTTCCTCAAGCAGTGCGCGTATCGAAGCGTCGCCGCAGCACAGCTTGTTTATCGTCCGGTCGGTCAGCTCATGCTGCGCGTTCTCGTCATAATTCCACGGCACGGTGTTCAAGATCACGTGCGAAGGGTTAGACGGCAGCAGCTGCCCGGTCTCAAGGTCATACGTTCCGTTGGCGAATTTGACATACTGCGGCGGGTATTCCTCGCCGTTCACGTCCGACATGAGAATAGATACGCGGTCCCATATCTCGTTACGCTGCTCGCGGTTGAGTGTTGATATAATATCAAGCATACGCTTCTTTAATACCTCGATCCCGGCTACGTATTGTTTTTTTGTCCGGTCGTAACAGACAATGCGCCCGTTCACCCGGCGCACGTTAAAGTGGTCGATGAATACTTGCGTGAACTCAGGTATCTTTACGCGCTTTTTGTCGTCGAACAGCATAGCGATCTCGGTAGCGTCTAAATCGACAATTTCATACTCGCCGCCGCTCACGTCAGGCATGCTTATCACCTGCCGCGCTCAGACACTTGCTGCATATCGTCACGTTGCCGATCTTATGATAGTCTGCTGTTGCCGTACTGCATGCGCTGCACAGCTTCGGCGGCAGCTCAGGCTCGCGCTTGATTATGATAACGTCCACAGGCTCGCCCGGTGTAAATGCCGTATCGCGCACCGGGAAAGACACCAAGTAAGACGATCCCTGCGCAGTGACGCGCCTGTTAGTGTATGTCTCTGAATACATTGCTGTTACCATTCCTTGCAGTCACGGTAATGTGTAATAGAATATATAGTTAATCTAATCAGTCTAATGGTGTTAATAGACTACATCCCGCCCGGATCAGAAGGGATATTCACGCCGCAGGCGGGACGTAGCGGGCGCGGGTCAGAATCGCCGTAAGGAATGGTAAGACTTTACCCGCGCCCTGCGTACACGCATTATTTCAGCGATATTAATAGTTACTCTAAAAGAGTAACTATTAAAAATTACTATTTTCTCACGTCACTATAAAGAAGTGACTGCATGCGGTAAAAAGTGACTGTGAAAAACGTTATGATTTTGTACTGTTTTTCTATTGTTCTTTATATACTGTTACCACTTGTTACCGCTTAGTACCACTTTTTCACTATTATTAGAGATTGAATAGAAAGAAAGATAAGTAGTATACCCGCGCGTGTAGAAATTTTCCCTTAGATGTTGTGAAAAATGCAGAAGTGACTGTAAAAGCGGTAATAAGTGGCACTCGGTTAAGGTGTTTGCTTAAAAAGATACGGTGTTACGAAAATGTGAAAAATGACGTGCTGCGAGCTATCAAGTTTATCTATGTGAAAAATGATACTAAATCATAATGCCTAACCCAAAAGGAACAGTTAAGAACCTGAAAAAAGGCGACGGTAAGAACTATGGTTTTACCAAAGATACGGCACAGATTCATGGTCGCGCAGGCGGGTTAGCTACGGCACGGATAAAAAAAGCTGAAATTGACCTTGCCAAGCAGTTCAAAAAGATTCTATCTATGCCCATTGACGTGGAAAAAGTGGGTATGATGGTCTCGGCCACGCGGGACAAAGACACGGACGAGCGCGTTATGGGCGACTTCGGCCTGCTACTCATGGACGCGCTGGGAGATCAGGCAAGCGGCGCAGCCATCGCTACAGTCGGGCAGTTCCTTCATTATGTGAAGACAGGCGACCCGCGTATGGGTACGTTCATCCGTGACCAGATCGGCCAGAAGCCGCCCGAACCGATCCCGGACGACAAGACGACTATATTAGCGTCATTCGTCAAGGTCCTTGACGCGCGCAAGAAAGATATGGACCTGACAGACGCAGACGCGGAAGGTGGGCACATTGACAATCCACCTTAAGCCGTTTAACGATCACGTTATGCGCAGCCTGTACGCGCCCAAATGGCTGAATATCTGGGAAGGATCGGTACGTAGCACGAAGACGATAGCGAGCAGCTTAGGGTGGCTAACGTTCCTTGAGCGCAGCCCGTTCCGATTCTTTTTAATGTCCGGCAACACTGTAAACTCGCTGCGCCGGAACGTCATAGACGGCGACTTTGGCCTGCTCGCCCTTGCGCCGGGATCGACGTACTTAAGCAGCAAGCACGAGCTGCACGTGCCCACGAGCAAAGGCACGAAGACGTGTTACTGCTTTGGCGGCGGCGATATTGACAGCCGTAACCCACTGCAAGGGCTGACCGTCGGCGGCTGGTACGGTGACGAGATCACCCGGCAGCACCCGGAGTTTATACAGGAAGCATTTAACCGTTCACTGACCAACCCTGAAAGTGAAAACTACTGGACCCTTAACCCGGACAATCCTGATAATGAGATTTACAGCAATCATATAGACCGCTGGATTTATGCGACCGCGCAGGAGCGCATAGCAGCGGGCGGCGTGAACTATTACCACTTCACCCTTAAGGATAATCCTGTGTACAGCGACGCGGACATAGCAAGGATCGCTGCGCAGTATACAGGCTTTGAGTATGAACGCTATATTCTCGGTCGCCGCGTCGCTGCGGAAGGATTGATATACGCCGGGATCGCGTCAAGGCCGTACATATTTCAGGACCTTAACCCTGCGGACGTTTACGTGCGATACTGTGCTATTGACTTCGGCACTGACCACCCTAACGTTATCCAGATCGGCGGGCCGTTCTTTGAAGCGTCCGGCGTAAAGAACCCGCGCAAGTGGGCAATCGTCCGGGAAGATTACGACGAGCGGAAAGACAAGACGACCGACGACATAGTTAACCGCTTTGAGCTGCTATGTGCGTCCGTCATGGCCGACCCTAAGCTTATGCAGATCGCGATCAGCCCGGACGCTAAGACGTTACGTAACTCTTTCATCCGGCGCGGCTATGCGGGCGTTATAAGCGCGAAGAATGAAGTGCTTGAGGGCCTGAGATTCACAAAAGACTGCTTATATAATGGCAGTCTGATATTGGACACATCATGTAAAGGCACGCGCCGGGAAATGGGTATCTACTCATGGAACCCGAAGCCCGCCGAGAAAGGGAAGGAAGAACCCATAAAGAAATCAGATGATGGATGCGATACAATGCGTTACTTTGCAATGACACACGCGAGGCCCTACCTATGAACGAAGACCAGCCGACTGAATACCAATACCGTACTGAGAGATTCCCGCTTGCCGTGCCGATCATCACGGACGAGCTGGGCGCGGACGGACTGCCGACCGTAGAAGCTCTAAAGGCCGACTATGACATGTACGTGGCCAGAATCCAGCGTTTTGAGTGGCTTGAGCGGTATTATATGGGCCAGAACGCACCGATCTATAACTATGACGTTAGCCCAATGAGTAACTACTGTGAGTATTTCGCCGATTTCCTGACCAATTACATGACAGGAATAGCACCCAGTTATTCTTTTGAGGACGGTGACAAGTACGCAAAAGAGATTATCGGACTATACGCTGAGCAGAACATGGAGCAACAGGAAGCGTCACTTATTCTTGACATGGCCATGTTCGGGCGGGCTTTTCAGCTTGTCTATGAGAATATGGAGAATGAGCCGCGAGCGGTCACGTGCTCGCCGCTGTCTTCATACGTCACCTACAACGATCAGATAGACCGAGACAGCGTATACGGTGCACTCGTCCGGGAAGAGAAAGACAAGAACGGCGTGATAACGTCTATCGTGGACGTGTACACGGCCTACATGCACGTCCAGTATGTCGTCACCGGGAAAAACGAGAACTGGGCGATCTCAGAGAAGCCAATGCCGCACCGCTTCAATCGCGTTCCGTTAATTGAATACGTGCGCGGGAAGTACGGCAAGGGTCATTTTGAAGGGATAATCAGCCTACAGGACGCTTTCAACGCGCTGCAAGAGGACAGGGTAGAGGATAAGCACCGCTTCGCGCTGGCCCTGCTGCTTATCAAGGGCGCGATACTGTCAACCGAGCAGGACGAGCAAAAGGCTAAGCTGCGGAAGCATAAGAAGATCGGGCTGCTGCAAATTGACGAGAACGCGGAAGCGTCATATCTCACCCGGATATTCGACGAGACCAGCGTACAGGTCTTGCAGGATAACTTGAGCCGTGAAATGCACAAGCTGGCCAAGATTCCCGACTTATCCGATGAAAAGTTTGCCGGGAACAGCTCAGGCGTGGCCATGCAGTACAAGCTGCTGGGCACAGAAAGCCTTGCGGGCGAGTTTGCCATAGCAATGGCAAAGGGATTCAGCCGCCGCTGCAAGCTTTACGATGAAGCTATCTATAACAGCACGGCGGCACCTACGTATAAAATTCAGGCCAACGTGTCCAACATGGAAATCAATTTCAAGTACAACGTGCCTATCGACGTGGTTAATGAGATCAACGCGCTCAAGGCAGCGACCGAAGCCGGGATCATGTCACAGCAGACGGCCCTTGATAATTTCTCAATGATAAAGGACACCGAGGAAGAGCTTAAGCGGCTCGAAGAGGAAGCCACAAAGAGCGCAGAACGGCAGCGGGATATATGGAGCGGCGACGAGTTTAACCCGCAGCCGCAGGACGCAGGGCAGCAGCTGGACGATTCCGGTAATCCATTACCGTAATGAGGTACTGTAATGGCCGGGATCGACAATCTGACAAGGAACATAGCGACCAACAGCAGCGACTATTTCCACCGTCAGCTTGCGGCCAACACCCGGCTTATGAATGCGTCATTCGTGAAAGCGGCGGCGCAGATCAATACAGATATGGCCGCGATACTTCACGCATTCCAGTACAAGGGCGGCTTTGCCAGCGCAGCGGAAGCCAAGGCGTTCATGTCGCAGCCCATGACCAAGGCAGCGCAGCAGCAGCTTATCGTGCAGGCGGCAAGGCTGCCGGAACCCATGCGCACGCAGATGTTGACGCGGGCAGCTGCACCCGCATATCTGTACCGGACCACGGCCAAGCAAGCGTTGGCTGAAAGCGTGCGTATGAATGAGATCGCGTTACAGAACGCGGTTAAAAAACAGTCTACGCTCACGTTCTCAAAGGTGGCCGATGAATCCTATATTCGTGCGGGCTATGACATGAGCAGGGCGACCGGGTACGCCGTCACGACCGTGCGGCAATCTGACCGGGCACTTGCTCAGATACTCGGCGGGTCGATCCCGGTAAAATATCAAAAATACTTTGCGTCTGAGTGGGCGCAGCGCGTCAAGGTGGACATGCTGGCAGGTGTGCAGGCCGGAAAAGGGATAAAGGACATAACCAAGTCCATAAGCGCGCTGGGCAGCGGGCAGGAATGGCGCACGACGCGATACGTGCGCACCTTTATGACAGCAGTTAGCAGCGCGGCAGACGATAAGAGCATGACGGACGCAGGCTTTGAGAGTTACCGTTTTGTCGCGACGCTGGACGAGGTTACATGTCCGATCTGCGGCGAGCTGGACGGGCAGGTATTCAAGATAGACGAAGCCGAAGCGGGCGAGAACAGCCCGCCAGTACATCATAACTGCCGCTGCCGTAAGGTTGTAGTATTCACAGAGGAAAAGCTGGCCAGATCGAAGCGCATAGCGCGGGACGAGAACGGACGGAACATAAGAGTACCGGGAAATATGACATACACGCAGTACAAGCAGCAGTATCTCACCGGAACACCTGCCAGCGTCGTAAGCCCGCCCGGTGCAGCGGTAGCCAAGGCAGCGATCCCGGCAGCGGCAGCTGCGCCCGTCGTGGCCAATCCGGCGTATACGTCATCATTCGCTGCCATGACCACGCATAAAGAAGTGCTGGCCGGAATGCAGACGAAGCTGGGAATAAAGACCGTATCGCCCAGTCTCAAGAACATGGAGCTTGATCTGCTCAAGCAAGGAACCGTAACAATGGACCGGATAATGCACGACTTCCCGGCAATACGCGGCCAGATGGACTATATGCAGTTCCGTGCGCTGGGCTTTCCCGGTCAAGCGTCAATGCGCATAAGCGAGCAGCGCGGCATGGTAGAGCTGGGCATGAAGCTGGACAGCAAGAGCTTCACGATACCGGGCAATGCCGCACGCATGGCCGAGCAGCAGTTTAAACAAGGCTATTGGTCTTCGGCCAGTCCGTCCCACGTCTTTGCGCATGAGACCGGGCATATAGTGAATCACATGCTGCTGAATCAGCGCATGATCGCAGGCCGCAGCTTTGCGTATGCGAGCAATCAATACCTGAGCCTTAACCTTGAGATAATCAACACGGCAGCGGCGCGGGTGTCACACCTGCCGCAGTATGCCGGGATGTCACCGAGCAAGATAGCAAGCACGATCTCAGGCCGGGCGCAGGTGGACAGGATGGAAACGATAGCGGAAGCCTTTGCCGACGTGTACGCGCACGGGTCAAAAGCCAAGCCGATCAGCACCGAGATAGTCAAGGTCGTAAAAGAAATGATGAAGTGATAATATGGTGGACATAATGCCGAAGTGGTGGAAATATGCAGTATTCGACGAGGACAGCGGCATGCTGGCAGGCGTGCGTGAGGACGCGCCGAAGTGGGCGAAGGAAGCGTTTATTGCCGACACGGTAGAGCGGCAGGCCGGGATCACGGACGAAGAGATAACGCTTAACTGAGAAAGTATATAAAGAACCCTTCGGGACTTTCTTTATATATTTCCGAAAACACCCACCCAGTTTATTTATGTATTTTCTATTCTGATTTTGACGGCGTGCCTGAAAGCCGAAGCGAAGCAAGAGCACACGCGCGCCGCGTGCACATCCCTGTTAGTCATGTTACTCATGCTAAACGCGGCGGCTACTACATAGCACCGCGCGGAGTGGAGCACGCAGCGGGCAAACACGCTTATGCGGAAGCACGGGCACGCGGTCACAGCAAGGGCTATAGTGCGAGGGTGGCGCACTTGGTCGAAAGGCAACACCACCCGCGCAAGCACCGCAGACGGCGCAAAAGATAAGCTCAGACCTTCATTTTTTAGTTAAGGTATATAAAGAACGTCCGCGATATAAGAGCCACCAATACATGCGGGGTAAAAACATGGCAGACGACAAAGGAGCACCAGATCAGAGCGCAGGCAGAGGTAAGGCAGACCCGGCAGCGACCGATCCGAAAGGCAAGGCCGCAGACCCGGCAGGCACCGATCCCGGCGCAGCTGCGGCAGACGAAAAGAAATTTTCGCAGGCCGACATGGACAAGGCGATAGCTGACAGGTTGGCGCGTGAGCAGAAAAAGAACACGGACGCGGCAGCAAAGGCTAAGGTTGAAGCGGACGAAGCGGCAAGGATCGCTGCGCTGCAAGGCGAGGAAAAGCTGAAAGCGGAACACGCCGCAGCACTCAAGAAAGCGCAGGAAGAGAGCAAGGCGGCGCAGGACGAGCTGCGGATAACCAAAGCCAAGGCTGCGCTGCTTGAAGCCAAGTTAAGCCCGGATTTCGCCGCCGCAGTGGTGGGCGACACGGACGACGCGACAGCTGCAAATATCGCCAAGCTCTCAAAAATGGTGTCCGATGAAGTTAAAAAGCAGGTTGACGATGCCGTACACAAAGGCGCACCCGCGAGTGGGAAGCCGCCAGCACCCGGTGACGACATAAGGGACACGATGTTTAAGGGAGCTGGCATAAAGCAAGAAAAAAAGTAACGAGGTCAGATCATGGCACAGACAAATCCGACAGGACAGGCTAACACGATCCAGAAGATAATGGAGACCATTGCGGAAATGGCTGATAATATCTTCAAGGATACATCAAAGACGGGCATGTGGGCACCCAACGCGGCCCTTGTGCGCGGATTCCAGCAGGCGAAGAAAGGCGAGCTGCCCACCATCACATTGCAGGGGTTGGGCGACTACGACAAAGCAAAAGGCTACCCGGAAGGGTCCGTAACGCTCGAATGGACACCCTACGAGCTGAGATACGACAGGGCAAGATCGTTCTTGCTGGACGCTGTGGACGTAATGACACAGAAAGGCCAGCTTGAATTTTCCTACGTTTTCGGTGAACTCATGCGCACGCAGGTGGTCCCGGAAGTCGATGCGATCAACATAGCAGCGGTGACAAGCCGCTTGATCGCAGACGGTCCAACAGCTAACAAAGAGTACGGGTACACACCCGCGACCAGCTCAATAATCGGCAAGATCGGCACCATGATCCGCAAGGTCAAGAATGCCACGTACATAGACACCGGGCTTAACGTGCTGGTAAATATGGACTACGCGGAAATGCTGGACAACAGCACCGAAGTGCAGAAAACAAGGGATGTACAGTCAAGCGTCCGCAGGGTTGACGGTATCGTTGAAGAGATCAACGGCGTGCCGCTCACGTATGTGTCGAACAGCGTAATGATGTCCGACATTGAGACCAAAGCGGCGCAGGACGGCAGCGCGGGCGGCTTCGCCAAGGGCGCAGCGGACAAGGAACCCGTGTTTATCGTCACGGCACCCGGCTGTGTGAATGCGATCAACGCACACACGGCCACGAAGATCATAATGCCGGAACAGAACCAGACCGCAGACGGTACAAAGGTCATGTTCAGGTCATACTTCGATTGCATAGTGCCGAAGAACAAAGTGCCCGGTATCGCGGCAGTGTTCAAGGGCGCAGCACCCGGTCCGTAAGATCGCTCATAGCACCATAAACTTTTTACTCTTTCCTTATTTTGATAATCAAACTGATAATAACTTTTATATACCTAAGCTGCCATGACTGTATCACAACCGTAAGGAGTTGGAAAGACATGGCAGGAGAACACAAATACGCAATAAAGGGACAGACAACCGTACTGACAAAATCACACCGCGAGTATACGCACGCGGTAGTGTACTTTGAGAGAAAGGCCGCAGTGAATAATCCCAAGTGGGTGCGCATGCACGCTTGCGGGTCCTACGAGCTGGCAGTCAAAGCAAAAGAGACCCACAGGGGACGCAGCTACTACGACATTCTGGAGATCGTGGAGCTTGTCAAGCTCTAAAACCCTTCACGCAAACCTTTTTTCTATTCCTCTTTTTATACTCATACTTCTATTTCGGCTTTATGGTAGACCCGCATACCCATCCTATTGACGACGTGATTATGCTGCGGCAGGAACTTGAACGCTTGCAGCATGAGATTGATATGCTGCGCGGCATGGTGTCCGTACCGATCCCGGTAAGCACACGGCTGGAAAGGCTCAAGCTGCGCCCTAACATGGAGCTGTACAGCGACGCGCTGCTTAACGAGCTGCTGCAAGAATCCATTGAGCTGTGGCTGGACCATACACACCAGCCCACCGATCCCGGAAAGAAGATAGACGGCCAGATACTTGAGATAGCGACGATAAAGGTTAACATGCTGGGCGGCGAAGGGTCCAGCGCAGCGTCAGACGGCAGCATGTCCCGGACATGGGCACTTATCCCGGACGATCTGCGTAACCGCATGAACGGTTACAGGCTGGTGCAGTAATGCGCCCGCTGCTGGCCGCCGCGCAGCCGATCACGATCTTAAAAGCTCAGCGCGTAGAGGACGGTATAGACATTGTGAACGAATGGGTAGAAAGCGGCCAGTTCTACGGCACGCTCATACCTGAGACGAGCGGGCAGACGGCCACAGATCGCGGCCTGCTGCCTGCGTCTACGTTTTTCATGGGGGTTCACGCTACCGCACCCATAGACGTGGGCGACAGGCTGCGGCATGCTGACGTGATCTATGCGGTCCGGTCTGCCCGCAGATTCCCGGCGAGCAAGCAGCTTATCCTTGAGGTCCTGCGCGATGATTGACGGCGACGATAACATAGAAGGGCTGGACGAGCTGGATAGCTACCTTGATGGTGTCAAGGATAGAGTGGGAGATTATGTAGCGTCCAGTCTGTTCTCAATATCTGAACTGATGAAGACCACGGCGGTTATGCTGTGTCCGGTGGCCCTTGAGGACGGCGGGCGGCTGCGGCAGTCAATTGAAACGTTTGTAGACATAGGACACGAAAGTTCCGAGGGCGGCATAGGCACGTCCGTACACTACGCAGCCTATAACGAGTTCGGCACAGGCCTGCGCGGCTCGCAGGACAGCGGCGGGTACCCTGAGCCGGACGGATTAACGTATAACTTATCATGGCCGGGAATGGCCGCGCAGCCGTTCCTGCGGCCCGCGCTTTACGACAATGAGCAGGACATAATACAGTCCATAGTGGACGGCGTGGTGCATGGGGTGCAGCCATGACGATGCTTGACACGATAATGATTAGCGGCCTGCTGGTGCTGCTGCTTTGCGTTCTCGCGGTCGTGGGAATAAAAAAGGTGAGACAATGAAGGTAAGCGAGCTTGTAGATTTAACTAAAGTGATCCCGGAACTAAAGGGCCGCGTATATCACACGTGGCCGCAGAAAAACCCGCCGTTCCCGTGTGTATTGATCGCTTCGATAGGCAGAAATTCGCCGCTGCAATACCAAGGGGAAGAGATAACGGTGGTGCAGACATTCAGCGTAGACGTGTACGCAAAGAAGCCGTCAGAGCTGGAAAAGCTGGTAGAATCCTTAAACGCTTTATATACACGCAATGATATTACGAACATGGGTATGTTTGACGCATTCGATAATAAAGAAGGGACGTACAGGACCAACTTAACCTATCGCGTCAATTCGACAAAACACGGAACCTACAGAGGTGGCTAAATGGTCAATGCAGTAACCGGATTGGACATAAGACTTGAAATCAAGATAGAAGACGAGTGGACGAAAGTAGCCCAGCTAAAGACCGTCCCGGATATAGGCGGCGCACCTGAAAAGATCGACGCTTCACACAAAGAAAGCACAATGCAGGAGTTCATAGGCGGCTTGCAGACATTGCCGGATATGAATTTCGTTTGTATCCCGGAACCGGGCAAGATCGACGCTTCAGACATAATTGCGATCTTCAACAAAATGTCACGCGAAGAGAATTACGAGTTCAGGATAGACTACCCGCGCATGGGCTACAGAGTGACGGGCGCAGGCGAGTTCTACCCGATAATCTCAGGCTCGACGAACGCAGACTTGCAGGAGTTCCAGATACAGATTGTTCCCAGCAGAATAGACAAGCCTATGAAGCTGACCGGAGCGTACAAGATGATCTACAACGTGAACGGCGGCAGCGGGACGGTCATAGACATAAAAAGCCCGTATTCACCCGGCGCGGTCGTGATCGTGCAGGACGGACCCACGCCGCCCGTTGGTAAGGTCTTTGTGAGCTGGAACTACAATCAGGACGGCAGCGGACAGGTCAGATACGCAGGCGAGACGTTCAAGATTTACGGGGACACGACCCTGTACGCGATCTACGTAGACGAGTAAGTGCGGTGCTGTCATGGTCACACTGACTTACAAGGGCGAAGAGCGCGCAGTGCTGCTTGACGTTGCAGCGGGCATACGCATGGAAGAAATGGGCACGGGGATATTCAAGCTCGCGTCTAAGATCGAAGCCGCGCCGGATGGTGAGATACCTATCACGGTGGCCGATCTCAACACGATATTCAAGGCGACGAGTGGCTTAAGCTTGCAGGAATTGCTGGACGACGGCCACGACTTCATGGACCTGTGCAATCTGTCCGCTGACATAATCAAGGAATCGTCTTTTTTCAAAGGGCTGCTGGAAAAAACCCAATTGTCGGGTTCATTATCCAGAAGGACGAGAAAGAAGACGTAAATAAGCATAGCCCGGCTTCACGGATCGCTGCCGCAAAGGCATATCTTAATCTGCCAGCGGACGCGACCCTTGAAGTGCTGGCTGCTGCCGCAGACCTTTGGCTTGAGGTCAAGCGCACGGACTGGGCGAGGGACGCGATCACCGCGTTTAATCAGTCTGTGATTCAAGCCAAGGGCGGCCACGTCCTTGACATGCTGCACGGTATCTATCCGGCAGATGTCATTGACGGATTCAAGCGCGAGGAACAGGAACAGCAGGCGGTGGGCGAAGAGCTGCGCATGATGCAGATCATGGAAGAGCACAGAAAGAGACTGGAAGCGGCAAAGGGGAAGAAATGACCGAGAACGTAGACGCGGCGACTATCCGGGTAAAGGTGAAGGTAGACACGGCAGACGTGGAGCCTGAGATAGACGGCGTAAAGGGCAAAATGCGCGGGCTGGGCAGCGAGACAGGCCAAGCCACTGGCAAGTTTAAGATGTTCTCTACGGTCCTGTCAAAGATGGGCGGCCCTATCGGGAAGTTCGGCAGCGGGTTAAAGAGCATGAAGGGCGGCTTTGCTGGTGCCACTGCGGGCGCGCAGGGCCTGCGTGGCGCAATGACCAGCCTTATGGCTTCAATGGGTCCGCTGCTTATCGTTATGATCGCTGTGGCCGCAGCGATGAAAGCGATCAAGTTCTTGGGCGCGTCCGTGGATGCTGCCGCCGACGCTCAAAAGACCCGGCGTTATTTCTCGGCGGTCTTCGGAGAAAGTACTGCATTCGCACAGAAAAAGGTTGAAGAGCTGGCCCGTGCGTACAAGCTCAACGTAACGGAAATGATGCAGACCACGGCACAGTTTGCACAGCTGTACAGATCGGCGGGCATGGGTGCCGAGAAAGCCGCAGAAATGAGTACGCGGCTTGTCCAGCTCGGCCATGACATAGCGGCCACGAATGCGTCAATCAGCCAAGAGGACGCTATGGCGGCCATGAAGGGCATAGCGCAGGGGAACACACGCGCGTTAAAGCAGCTTGGCATTGCAATGTCCGACGTGGACGTTAAGAACTATGCAATGCAGAACGGGATACTGCGCAGCGGTGAGAGCTTCACGACAGCTAAAAAGCAGCAGGCCCTTTATCAGATCAGTCTTGAAAAGCTCGGCAACACGCAGGGGAATTATGCGAAGAATGCGAATACGTTAGAAAATGCCAATAACAACTTGAACGCTGCCACCGGGGACCTGAAAGAGACTATAGGCTCGTTACTGCTGCCAGTCGTTACTGCAATTAAGAACGCTTTTGCTGAGTGGGTCAAGTGGCAGACATTGATTATCAAGTTCATCATTGACTTTTATAAAGCTCTGTGGAATCTGCTGCGGCCAGCACTGGATGTTATACGCAAAGGGCTGGACGCGATCATTGGCGCGTTCCGCTGGCTCATAGACACAATCAAGGGATTCTTGGGAATCCGGCAGGAAGTCGCTAAGACTTCGGACGACGTGCAGACGGCAGCCGGGGACATGGGCGACAGCATAGAAGAGTTCGGGAACGTAGTAGAGGATGCTATGGGCCTTGCCGGGTTCGACAAGCTTACGACACTCGGAAGCATGGACTTGGGCGACCAGTGGGACGAGTTTGCCGATAGCGTCTTTTACGCCGGGGAAGCTATGGGTGACTTGACCGTACAAACTAACATGTTTGAGACGGCGGTTAATGTCGTCCGGCGCGCTCTTAAGCTCGATGAAGCTTGGAATGCGCTAAAGGGCTTCGGCACATCTACGTGGAACGCGATAAAGGGCGCGGGCGAAGCCGCATGGAATTTCATAGCCGAAATAGGCGGCAAGGCTTGGGAAGGGTTGCAGCAGGTGGCTAACTTTTACTTCGGCCTTGCTGGCAAGGTCTGGGAAGCGATCAAGAATATAGGCGGCGCGGTCTGGAATTTCATAGCCGAAATAGGCGGCAAGGCATGGGAAGCCATAGGCAGTATTGCAGGGTCAATCTGGGACGGCATAATGTCAGCGTTCAATATCGCAGGCGGTGCGTGGGACATATTCAAGGACTTGGCCGGCAGCGCATGGTCTCAGATCGGGAACATTGCCGGGACCGTGTGGAACAGCATAACGAATATCGCCGGGTCCGCGTGGGACGGCATAAAAAGCATATTCACGTCAGTATGGGATAACATTGTAGGCGTGATAAGCGGCGCGTCACCGTGGGAAGCCATGAAGAACATAGCCGGGACGGTCTTTAATGCAATAAAGGGTTTTGCCGGGTCGATCTGGGACGGATTCAGCGACATAATGGGGTCTGTGTTCGGCGAAGCATGGGACAAGGTTGTAGGATTCTTGGCCGAAATAGGCACCCGGATTAAAGACACAATACTGGGCGTGTTCGGCGGGATCATAGACGCAGCTGTAAG